AGCATCAGGAGGAATTAAAGCGGGAAATAATTCTACCGTCTTAGTTGCTGGTGCTGCTGGTGGTACTGAATCTGGAACGATTGATGGCACAAATGGAACAATTGGAAATATAGCTGGAACAGGCAGACTTTTTGGCGGCACCGGGGGCGGGGGCGGTGGAGGACAAAAAGCGGGGGCTGTTGCTGGTATAGGGGGTAATGGCGCATTTCCAGGCGGTTCTGGTGGTGGTGGAGGTGGTTCTCTCAATTCTACGAATAGTGGAGCGGGAGGTAACGGGGCTGATGGCGCTGTCGTTATTATCGAATACTTCTAAAAAAGGATACAAATATGAACAATAGACATGCAATTGTGAATGAACAGGGCTTAGTCGTCAACATGATTGTTTGGGAAGGTGCTGAATTTCTTCCACCACGCAATCATACCGTCATTAATTTGAACGATCGTTATGAAGCTAATGGTAGAGTTGGAATTGGCGATACGTACAAATTTGATACTGATTCATTCGTGTTATTAGACCGTACTGCAAAAGATCCAGAGCCTGAGGTATAACGATGGCAACAGGTCATAGAAGAGGGGGTAAAAACCCCCTCGCTTATATGGGAGTAGATCCCATAGCGCCAACGCCTTTATATATACAGAAACGGGCTCCATTAACAACAGATCTTGCAGGATATACGCTTGGTTCTATGTGGGTAAGAACAGACCCACAAGAGATCTATATGCTTGTTTCAAAATATCCTGGAGCTGCATGGGTACAGCTTTATCCAGGAGCAGGAGGAGGTGCGTCAAACTTTGAAACTGATTTTGGTACAGCAAATGAGGTAGGTGGTGTACTTAAAATACTTGGTGACCCAAATATTATTACGTCAGGTGCTGGTAATCAGGTCGACATTGAATTAAATGATACTGTTACTATTTCTGGTAGTTTCATATCTACAGGTGGCGGTGTAAATGTTACTGATATTATTCAGACTAATGGGCCTTTAGCAGTTGGAACAAATGCAATTATAGGTGGCGATACAATTTCTACTGGGTACTTTGTTGCTGTAGCTGGTTATCGATATGCTTTGGCAGGAACAAGACGTGGTATACAAAGTACCAACGCTGTAGGTGGTGGTGGTGGCGATGACATTGTTGGTCTTGGTTTTGGTAATGCCGGACAAGTTCTTGTGGGGGTTGATGGCACTGAAAATGGTCCAGTATGGAGAACGTTTTCTTCTGCTGGTGGAACAGTAGCTATTACTTATCCTGGTGGTCCAGATAGAATTAATCTTGAGTCAAATGCATTGCCTTCTGGTGGGGCTGATGGGCAGATATTAGTTGGTGCAACTACAGGAACTGCTGATTGGACAGACTTAACAACCGATGGAACTATTGTTGTTACCGGTGGAGCAAATACACTCGATGTTAGGCTTTTAAGAGGAACAAAAGGTAAAGTCTTAATGGGTTACGGAGCAGGCGTAAAACCAGAGTATGGCATTTTAACATCATCTGATAGTTCAATACTTATTGATGATACATCGGTAGCTGGTGAAATTAATTTAACGACAGTTGGTGGTGGCGGCAGTTCAATAGCATTTAGCGCTTATTTTGGTGTTGATACGGCTATGAACACCGGAGAATATTTTGGTGCAGTTGGTGCAGCATTAGTAGAGACATTTGATAAAGGAAATTGTTTTTATCCAGGTGATGGGGCAGGAGCACCAGCAACATTTACAGCTCCTTCAAATGGTGTGTATGCATTTGGTGGATATCTTGTTAACAATAATACTGATGTATTTGTTATTGAAACACCAAGTGAAACAATAACTTCATATAAAATTGCTTCAAGTTACCCATTAAGTGGTGGATCTGTTTATCAGCGCAATCAAGATATTTATATTATTGAATTATTAGCCGGTGATGTCATTAAGTGGAAGCTAAATAGTGCAACAAGTACAACAATATTTTCAACGCTCCGCGGTGATAAATGTTCAAATATTTTTGGTTTCCAAGTCAATAAAGTAACAACCGGTATTGGTGGTAATGCATATTCGTTTAAGGCACAAATTCCAAAAAATCCAGGCGTTCCTAGTGTTAAATATGCTACATATGTTTATGGTTCACCCGGCTATCTTGGTGATCAAACTGCTCCATTAGATGTAATATATGACACAGGTAATTGTTTTTATCCCGGTGATGGTGCTGGTACTGGATGTAGTTATACAGCTCCAGTTGATGGTATATATTCTTTTACTGGTGCTATTGTACAGTATTCTTCTTTAAGAATAAGTATGGAAAGTTCTGGGTCTCCATACGATAGAAGAATATTTAATATGAATACGTTAGCGAATTCAAAGTATTATACATATACCATGCAATTGTCTGCAGGTGATGTTCTTAAATGGTATGTTGAAAATACTTTATCGACTGGTCCCGCATCGTATATTGTTTATATGCCAGCTGCAATACTTCCACCAGCGTATTCATATATAAATGATGGATTATCTATGATCAGCGGTTATCTTATAGAAGCAATTTAATATTGCATTAATGCAGTTTATTGTATAATATGGTTGTGATCTTCTTATAAAAGCAGGAAGACTCAACCATATTATTTTTAAGGAAGTCTCGTGAAACAGACGATGGCAGTAGTGTGCCTTTTTTGTAGTATGTCTATTACTGCAGAGACGCCATTTGAGCGTGATCGGCGTGAGATGAAAGAGATACGGCGTCTTGAAGATAAAGTACGTGAAGCAGAGGTGATTACCGATGCTGCGCATCAAGCCCGTTATTTGTGGAATAAGTTTCGAAGATTATACGAGGATATTGATCGCACAATAGATGAGATCGATAGAAAAAAGCAGTTGAAAGAGAAAGGTCAACAGAATGGCAAATAAGTTTTTACCCATAATTTTGCTTTGTGGGATAAGTAATATTAGTGCATCAAACACGATGGTGTCTTTAACCAGAAATACCATGAACCCAACAGAATATATGGAGAAGACAGAGCGGGTTATTAATGAAGTATGGGGTCAAAACCAGAATCCAGATAAGATCCGTGAAGCGCAAGAGCGTTATGAACGTAATGAAGAACGCGAACTTAATGACCGTTGCCGAGAATCAACAGAGCGGTTATGCCGTGAAATTGATCAAGCATCCGGCGTAAGCAACTTTTCTTCATCAAATGATACTCACGATAGCCAAGAGAGAGAACGTCGCGTACGTGAAGATTTTGACAGAGATCAAGAGCGTTATGAACGAGATGTTGAAACGGCACGGGAACGTGCACGGGAAGACATGCGCGTATATCTTGATCGGTTAGAAAGAGATTCTAAATAAATTAAAAAACTTCCTCGTATATAACAAAAGAACCAGCGAATAGATACATCGCTGGTTCTTTTGTTTGCTAAAACGAGAATCATCAAAAAGAAATAAGATGGCTCTCTGTTAATGAGGTAAATATTATAGCAGAATGGCTAGAGAATACAGGAAAAACAATGTATTCTCTAGCCATTACTGTGTTGTTCTATAAATCGAAGTTGGTCAACGTGTTTATAGAACAGACGGTGTTTCGTTTTTTATTCTATGATAATCGTTTAGTAAAAGATGTAAGTATTCTTCTACTTCATCTTCATGGGTTGATTTTCTTGTATTAGCCCAGACTTTTTCCCACATAAAAGAGATGGGTATCCATTCCATGTTGATATCATCGTGTGAAGTCTGCATGTAATACGTGGGAAGAATGTTTGGATCGGTTACTTCCCAGAGAGTGCCGAAGTTTTCATAATCAAGTTTAGTTGGCGGATTTAATCTTTTAAGCATTTCCATCGCGTTCCTTCGCTTTCTTAATAATGCTGAGCGCCCAGTTAACCCGTGATGCAGGAAGCTCAAGTAAGTTCTCGATCTCAGCTTTTTCTATAAGCCACGCTTCAAGTTTTTTACCTTCACCTGGCAATGATTGTAATTGCGCTACGATATTTGAGATATCAGTCTGCATTGCAGGTTGTTTATCTTCGACTGGTTGTTGACGTTGCCATTTATTTGCACGCTCTCCATCATCATCGGTCTCGTCTGACACATTGATACCAGTTACCAGTTTATAAGCATATCGTTCAACATAGGTCACGAATGCACCAAATGACTGTGGGTCATTGATCTTTGCGGGAGAGATAAGCATCTGTGAATAATTTTTCCATTGGTCTGAAGCAGCATGGACAAGATTGGTATATAACACATGCCCATTCTCTTTTGTGTAGACCAATTCGTTTTCTACCATAAGCCCATATTTTTCAAGAATTGGATCCGCGGCGTCACGAAGCGCTTCAAGATCTGCATATTTACTCTTGAAATGTGGGTTAATTTTGTTTTTAACAGCCGTTCCCATCTCAGATCGAGCTTTGAGTAGGGACACTCTCAAAACGTCGATCTTAACTGATTGTGATACGTATTCTATATCTTGCATCTTTAAACTTTCACCGTATAAATAACTTAGACATTGCCCCAAGAAGCCATATCTTCAATTTGTCCTTCACGCTCCCAGCTTACAACAGGGCAGTTAAAGATTTTATGTATTGAGCGATATTGTTCCATGGCATCAACGAAAGTTCTGCAAGCGTTTATACATTCAGGAAGTGTTTGTTGATTATGTTTACCATCAAGCAGCATACAAGCACGTGCATATGATGAGGTGAGTTCTTCACGTTTGTTGTTAAGGTTTTCTTGGACGATATAGATGAGTTGGTCGAAATTCATTTCCATAGTTTTTCCCGGTATGGAGTGATTGTTTTATTAACATTCTTATATTACATTATTCTACATAGATGTCAAATAATGTTTATTATATTGATAAGGAGATTAATTAAATAAAATAATAATAGAGTGATGCAACAAGAAATTCGATTGCTACCCAGAATACAGAGACCCCAAAAATACCTGCAGTTAACATACTTATTCCAAGAATCAATAATAATTTAGAATAAGCCTTATTTTCTGCATCTACTATTTCAGTGATATCGACTTTCATTTTAAATAATTCAATTGCCATACCATCTATCCAGCCGATATGATCCAAAGATTTAATTTCCAATGGATTCTCTGGCATTTTTTTTGTTCCGATCCAAAAATAGTTCCATGTTTTTATATAAAAACAAAGATCATGGTTATCAAGTTTTAATAATTTCTCACAATCTTCTTGTGTAAATGAATCGATATAATTCAATATTATTTTTCTATCGATGAAATAAATATCCGCGAAATCATCAATATCAAATAAAACGGTAATATGTTTTTTTATACTTTGATGTATTTCCATAGTTTTTCCCGGTATGGAGTGATTAATTAGTTAATAAGTTCACAAACATGTGCATATAATTTTGTAGCGAAGTTTTTTTCTTCATCGTAGAGTTCTGTTTTCAGAAGAGCTTCGAGTTCACATTTAATATCCTCGAGACCATCTTGAGCTGCATTGTGAATTTCAAGTTCTTTTTCTTGTTGCCCGCCAAATGGTGATTCCCATGAAAGTTCTGTTTCTAGGTTATCTATCTCTGTATTGATTTCTTTGAGTGCTTCTAAACGTTCTTGTAGATTTTGTACTGACATTGTTTTTCCTATTAACAAGTTATCGCTCGTTAGCTCAAACTTGTGATATGTCGGTTGTTATTTATTAACACTCTTAATTATACATCGATGCATATTAATGTAAAGAGAAACTTTAATAAATTTACAAAATATTACACTCATGTATAATGGAAGTAGATTAAAAGTACCATCCACGCTTGCGAAAGACGTTATGAAGTTGAATAAAATGTATGAGCAGATGATTGAGTCTCAAGATGAAGCGCGTCGAGAATTAAAAATAGCAATCCAAATAGACCCATGTCCGATGTATGAATTGCAAAAAAGAATCGGAATTGATTACCGGACGATAAAAAGATTTCTTGAGGGAAAAGATTGTGAACTTTTACAATATGTTCGAATTTGTCGTTATATAGAAGATGTCGAAAAGCGCCATCTGAAGAGATGATTTAAAAGAGAAATTGATCGTTAAATAGGCCACCAATTTTACTCAGTGGTCTGTCTAACGATCAAGAAATCTTTTATGTTTTACAACTTAACAGTTGACGTCTTTGATTCTATCGCTTACTTTTTAGAAAAATTTCAACACATCAATAAAAAGAAAGTGACCCACAAGGAAATACCATCGATAATAACCAAACGAAAGGAAATACCATCGATACGTCAAATAATATTATAAACACCTTGAATAATCAAGCTTTTATTGAAACAAAATCAAAAAGAAATAGAATTTCGTCTCAAAAGCCGATTATAAGCTTAAAAGATGTACGAGATTGCATAGTTTCATTGCCGGATCGAGAGCGCAAGGTGTATTTCTCTGTCATAAAATGGATAGAGTATGGCAATCGTGAAGGATGGGAAGAGTGTTTTCCGAGTCAGACGACGATTGGTGAGTATACGGGATATTGTAGGCAGTCGGTTAATGAAGCGATAGGCAATCTGGTTGGTGTAGGTTTGATAGAGAAGATCAATTATTACCGTAAGACTTGTTCGTATTTTATGCCAACGCGCCATCAGACCAAGCGCTTTAGAATGATGTTGAAAGATATCTATAAGCCAGCGTTGCTCTCTATTTTGAGTCTAATCCCATGGTCTATGAGTATGCCATTAGAAGGGTCAAACGACAGTAAACGTGATAAGAATATAGGTATATATAAAACAAGTGTCTCTCAAGATGCCAAAAAGAAGACATCGAGAGTCTGTTTTGATGATCATTGTTTAAGTTATTTGGTTGATGAGAGTGATTTTTATCATCCCCAATTAAAAATAACGCAAGCCGGGAAGATATTCTGTACGGCGTTTAGTCGAGAAGTAGTGAGAGAAGCGTTCTCTCGAATGCACCATGTCAAAAATATACGCAATCTTAATCGTTGTTTTGCATGGCTCTGCATGGAAATAGCAATGGAGATGCATGTCATCCCCACATTCTCTCTCATGTTTGCATTGAGAATGTGCCATGGCTATCAAGCGAATAACTCTGTACCGTTCTTTGTGGTGAAAATGAAACAGACTCTGCCATCTAAACCAATCCAAGTTGTAACCAGTACTCCACGTAAAGTAATTGTGTCAGATCTTGTCCCTCATCGCCCTGCTCCACAGGTAAGTCTTGAAGAATCACTTCAAACGTGTAAAGTTCATGGATTTATGGGAGCATTGCTTGCAGCTCGTAAGAATGTATTGGGATATTGAGTATCAAGTTCTCGCACAAGATATCCAGCCAGAGAGAGTCACTAACGAAGTATAAGCAAGAAGATACCCACAAGCGAAGAGCTCGAGCTTCCAAGCTTTTTATAAATGTCGTATAATTATCTCAATTCAATATATTTCTCTTTTTATGTAATTTATAAACAAAGTTTTCTTATGGCAGATTCTATTTCTATTGCGGAGCGCTGTGCGTTTATTATCCAAATTATTGATCAAGCGAAAAAGATTCCAGATCGGTATATAAAGGAAACAAAATTAAGTTATCTCGATCAGAGACGATTTAGTGATCTTGCAAGTGCTGTTGATTCTGGGGTTAAAAAAAGATCTGAGTAACTCTTGCTCTCTTATGGGCAAAATGATATTGTGTCCGTTGAAAACCGAGTACGCACTGCAAACTACTCGGCGCCAAGAGATTAAGTACAGTCTCTTGGTACCACTGAAAGAAACGGGATGGTGGGTTAAAATCTATTTGAAAACGTATGAAATTTCCTATCATCCCGCTCAATTGATATTCAGAAAAGATGAGCAGTATGATGTTTGTTTATGTGTTTTAAAACCACCCATTTTTATTACCATCATGCTGCCAATTAACGGGAATAGCTCAACAGGTAGAGCGTCGACTATTGCGTCGAAGGTTGTTGGTTCGATCCCTTCTTCCCGTTCAATACTGGGAGTACGTATGGAACCAATTGTTATTACTTTTGATTGCAACCCAACTGAACTTGTCGCTATGAAGCAACGTACACAGGCACAAAATACTCTTTATGGATATCAACAATTATTTCTTTCTAATACACTCGAAGATATATTTCTGGATAAAAGTGATAACTCCGGTATATTTCGTTGTAACCTGCTTTTTAATATGGCGCTTAAAAACGTCGAAGAAAAAAAACAGCGCTTGCATCTCGCCGGTAAATACCAATGTCAAAAACCAGAACTCGCGAAACTCTGTGGCTTTATGTTAAATTTTCTCTCACTCGAACTCGATCTCTACCATTCCCATATCGTCGAAGTATCTTCTAAAAAGGTCTATGCAGCCATCCCTTCAATCGTTTGTACCCTCGAGAAGCTATGACACGCGCAAAAACTTCTAACAATAGCACACTACCAATCAATAGAGCGAAAAACGTTAAAACAACTTTAGAGAAAAAACCGCGCTGGTACGAAGAATACACAGACCTAATGACGTTTAAAAAGCATCCAGTGCACGATGTGTATTTAGATAGACTTGCTTTAGAGCTCCTAGACTGGGCTAGAAGCGAAGAGAATATTGGCATTACTGGGTTTCTACTCAAGAAGGGAATACCGCACCAAGACTATCTCCGCTTTGTGGCAAGAAGTAAAAATTTAGCACTCGCCCATGATGAAGTGAAAAGATACTTCGGTGCTCGCAGAGAAGAAGGTGCTATTCGCAAAGAATTCGATGCTGGTATGGTGTATAAGTCTCTGCCAATGTATTCGCCTGAATGGAAAGAAAACTTTGAATGGCAGTCAAATTTGAAGCAAAAAGAAGTACAAGAACAAAAACAGACGATAGTTGTTTTAGAAAAGTTCCCGGAGAAGAATAATGAATAAGCATATTATGTCGGACGAAGAGATAAAGCGTAATTATGAGCGGCGTGAGCTCTATAGAAAACAGTTTAAAAATGGTCCTGCTTTTTTATCTGATTCAGTTGATGATTTTGCTGACTGGGAATTCTCAGTTTTTAAAAAAGCGCCTCAGGGATTAAATAAACGAAAACAAAAAGCTTTCTATTTAAAAGAACGATTCGAATTACAAAAAAGACTGTATGGTTTACAGCTTGATGGAACAATAAAAATACCATGCGAAAAAGTTAAAACTCCCGCTGAAATGACACTTGAAGAATTACAAACATTATATAATCGTGTCCTAGCTACAAGAGAATTTTTTAAAAACTCCCCTGTTGAAATCCCTGCTGAAATCATGAATGAAAAAAATAAAGAAATTGAAGAGGAGTTAACTGATCTACTTAAACGAATTAATGAAGCAGAATCTATTGAGAAAATTGATGGAAAATAAAGAATTGAAAGGAGAATAGACATGATTGATCAAGAAATATTCAATGAATCGATCGATCATCTCGGCCTATCGACACGTGCTTATAATTGTCTAGTCAACGCAGGTGTTAGTAGTGTTAAAGAATTAGTAGAAATCAAAGAATACGAATGTTCACAAATTAAAGGTTGTGGATTAAAGACTCTTAAAGAGATTAAACAAATTCTGTGTAAGTATGGCTTAAGTTTTGGAATGCTAATAACAACCCAAGCAGGCCAGATTATAGTAATGAAAGAATTACGTGGATGTAACGATGAATTCTTATGAACATTAAATTAAAAAAAACTAAAATAATCTCTAAAATTGTTTCGGAGAAAAGTGATGGAAAGTAAAGAGTTGAATGTATTCGAATTACCTAACCCATGGCCATGGTACACGATATCAAAAGAATATTGTGATTTTTATTCGTTTCATCAAGGTTATTATCCACGGGTTGAGTTTTTTGGATATCGGTTGCAAGCGTATTACCGTACAATGCTTGAGTTAATTGTTGCACGCAATCAAGAGCCTAAATCATGGGAAGAGCATTGTGTTCTTCATGAGATATATAAATTTGCACATAAAGATTTTCTAAAGGCATGCGAGATACACAAAGAAGATCCATCTAATTTTGATGTTAAATCACCTGAAGAATTAGAAGCATTTAATATTGCATTAGCTAAAGGCTATTTGAAAGATTCTGCTCTATTTAAAGATCGTATTATCAATAATCCATTTCCATCTACTCCAGATATTATTATTGGGAAAGACTGTTATCAGATGAATGATACAACAATGGTTATGGAGATGGATTGTTGTCCTAATTGTGATGAATATGAAAAACTCATGGAAGTATTGTCAAAAGAGTTAGAACAATTTAAGAAGTAGCTCCGTATGAAGAAGCGATAAAACAATGTAATAAGACACCCGAAATATTAAAGCCATGATGAGTGATTTAAAACACGCTGCTATTATTCTTAAAACGCTTTCTGCCTATGTACATAGTGAGATATATAATTCGCTTACGTATCATAAACTTTTTGAAAATCAAGAAGGCGAAGAAGAAGAATTGAAGGTAATATATAGCATCTATGAAACTATCTGGAATACATTTTCAGAAGATAGTTTGCGGGAAAATTATCCAGATCTGGTTAGTCCTTCTCAGTTTAAACAAGACGTTGAAGAGGAAAGAGAAGATTGGATAAAGTATTTTAAGCCATTATTCGATAAATATAATAAATAACTTTACATCGATGTAGATTAATGCTATATTAATAGAGTAAAAATATACACGGTTTTTTTAAAAGCAGGAAACCAAAAATGTCGTCCTTCCCTAAGAATCTATTCATTCTTCTCTTTATGGTCAGTAGTACTCAAGCATCTCTGTACACTGAGATACCGTATCAAATTATAACAAAGTATAAGGCGCCGCTGCTTTCTGGTTGTGGTGTTGGAGGTATTACCAATCTGGCATGCCGTTATTATAAGGTGCGCCATAGAGGGTTTTTAACGGGATCGGCATTAACGGGCGCAGCAGCACTCGTCGCTTGGTATTACTATGCGCAAGAGATTCGGGAGGATCTTAATCATCTACGAGCTCGTGCTGATATCTTTGTGGTTGAAGTAACGGATAGCGTTGAGAAGCGATTGGCTCCATGGATGAATCGTATCTTGGGGAATATTAACGAGAAGTATAATGATCTTGTTGGTCGTCTTGATCTTCTCTCTATAGAGATACAACGTACGCCACAAAAGACTGTTGATATGTTAAAGAAGCAATTTGATGAGCTTAAGTATGCGATTGATCATATGACACCACCAGTTGACCCAGTGATGCGTAAACAACTTGATGATATCATTTTACAGATTAAGACAATGTCTACCGGCATGGATCAGGCAATTGCATTTATAGAGCTTTTGAAAAAGATGATGCCAGTATAATAAGAGACTGCTATAGTTGGTTTTGTTTAAGAATCTATTTTAAGGGAGTTCCTATGAACAAGACTGAATGTGGGCATATCTGTAGTTCTCTATTATTAAACATCTATCTTCTTGAGATACTCAAACAAGAGATTATGAAACGTCTTCCAGAGTTGAAAGATAATACAGAGATCCTGACTGATCTTTTTTCGTATTACATCTTTCTGCATAATCAAAACAAGCTCATTGAGAAAGAGTTACAGTTTCAGAGTCCTGCTTTAGGGTATGTGCTTTTGGATGCTGAGACTAATCCCTATATTGAAGATTTAAAGCCAATATTTACTGCGTCTCAAGATATTATTCGCGAGAAATGGTCATCGGTTGCTGACGAAGAATCGTATTATCAATTCTTGGGTAGCGCCTGTGAATTAATTAACAAGATTTCTGGCCGCTCATTGAAGATGGAAAGAACGAAAGAATTATGAGCGAACCAAAAGATTAAGGTAATTAATGGAACATAAAAAATATACCGTAGAAGAAGGCAATAGAATAATTGCTGAACGCGCTGCTTTAAATAAGGCGTTAGGGAAGATCTCAATTAATAATAGTTTTGATGTTGTTAAAAAATATGCTCCTATTTTAGAAACAGCTCAAAAAGATGGGTTGTGCTTGGTTCAAGATGGCGATGGATTTTGGTATGGGAAGTCACCTTTCAAAATTGGTGATAATGATAGAAGCTTTGTAGTTAATACAAAACGTAATGTTTTTTATGATTTTGATTCTGCTATTGGTGGAGATTCTATTAGTTACATCTGTAATAGAAGAAATTGTTGTCCAAAAGAGGCTAACGATATTTTAATCGATATGTTTAAGTTATCTAAAGAAGTTCAATCTCCATCTTAGTGTATGGTTCTTCAACATAGATCTTCTTAGCACTGATCTCTGCAATTATAGAATCGTCCTTGTATAAGATGCCTAACGCAGCATCCTCGTAGAATTTAATGAGGTTGCTTAAATCAGGACGTTTTATATGGGGACGATCAATTATGCCAAGTTTCTTTTTAACACTCATCTTGGGCATCCTCATGCCAAATTCAAATGATATCTTTAATGGACCATCGTCAAATCCAAGAGTTTCCATTTCCCATTGTTGGTTTCTTAGTTCCCAACCAACGACAAGTTTTAATTCTGCTTGTGAGTCGTAGACATGGCCTTTGCCAAGGCGTGGTCGTGCGAGTGGTATAGGATCTCCGGGAATGATGAAGGTAAATGGCATACGCTCTTTCAATAAATTATAAGTTGCATAAGAATAGAGGTGATCTATTTCCATGATACTTATGTGGAGGACGATATGCCACTTAATCTTTCTGGTAAACGCTTTGGCAATATAGTCATACTGGGTTATTCCTGTAATCCTGCTGACAGAAATGTGCGCTATGTCTTTCGTTGTGACTGTGGGGAAGAGGGAAAGATATCAAAATGGCAGATATTACGCGATGATGATAAATGTGCTTGTAGGAGTTGTAGAAATCTATTTCCAAGAAGGGATGAATGATGTCGTTTGCATGGATTATTTCAATCGCTAGTTCGATTGTGTCGTTTGTTAAAGCAATACCACAAGGGACGTGGGCTATTATTGTTGAGATCTTTAGAACGCTTGGTGATATAGCAATGCATGTCTGGGATCTGGTGAAGTTAGTTTACGAGCTCGTAGTTTCAATCTTACAAATTATTGCTGGTCGTAAATAAGTGGTAATTGTATGAAGCAAGAAGTTATTACTCTGCCCTTTAAGCCGAGATTTTATCAGTTACCGATTATTGATGCGTTGGAGAATAAGGGATTTAAAAAGCTTCTTTGCATATTGCCGCGTCGCGCGGGGAAAGATATTACTGCATGGAATTTGGCTATTCGACAATGTGTACGAAAGCCCTGTGTTGTTTTTTATGTATTCCCTACGTTTGCTCAAGCGCGACGTGTTATCTGGCAGTCAGTGACTAATGAAGGCAAAACATTTCTGGATTTTATTCCCGGTGAACTTATAAAGTCGACTAATTCATCTGATATGTCTATTCGTTTTGTGAATGGATCTCTTTTACAGTTAGTTGGCTCTGATAACTATGATGGGCTCGTTGGAACCAACCCCTCAATGTGTGTCTTTTCCGAATACGCATTGCAAGATCCGCGAGCCTATCAATTTCTTCGCCCAATTCTGACGGTTAATGATGGAGCTGCTCTTTTTATTTCAACGCCACGTGGTAAGAATGCTTTTTGGGATCTCTATCAAATAGCACTCAATTCAGATGAATGGTTTTGTTATAAATTAACGATCAATGATACAAAGCATGTCTCTCAAGAAATTATCGATAAAGAACGTGAAGATGGAATAATGTCTGAAGATCTTATTCAGCAAGAATACTATACGTCATTCGAATGTGGTGTCGAAGGGTCATATTATGCAAAATATCTTGATCGTATGCGACTTAATAGTCAAATTGGAACCGTCCCTTACCAATCTAATTATGTTGTTCACACAGCTTGGGATATTGGAGTACGTGACTCGACCTCTATTGTATTCTTCCAGTGTATTGGTACTGCTGTATATGTTGTTGATTATTACGAGAACTCTAAGGAAGGTCTCGAACATTACGTCAAAGTCTTAAAATCAAAAGACTATATCTATGGGACTCATTATGCTCCTCATGATATAGCGGTAAAAGAATTTGGTTCTGGATTAACACGTATCGATAAAGCGCGCACTTTAGGCATTAATTTTAATATCACACCTAAGATTGGTCTGATGGATGGTATCGAAGCAGTACGTTCTTCTTTAAGTAGAATGTATATCGATGAGACTAAATGCTCGACACTTATTAAAGCACTTATGAACTATCGTCAAGAATATGACCATAAACGTAAAGTCTATATGCCACATCCATTACATGATCAATGGAGTCATGGTGCAGATTGTTTTAGGTATATGTGTATCAGTTTGCCAAAGACACGCGATGGACTTACTGCAGAAGAGCTCGATAAAAGGTATGCTGAAGCAGTCTATGGAGATACACCATCTCCAACACCGTTTGATCACAGTAATAGGATGATATGGTAGGAGTATCGCCAGTGAATAGAAACCAACGGAAAATTTTAGCTTGTTTTAAAAAGGCAAAGCAAAAGCCTTTAAATTCAGAAAATTGGGAAAAAGTTAGAGCACTTGAGTTTGAATTATGGGATATGCGACAAGTAATGTATTACAAGTTATTTAATAACTATAAAACAACTCTATGGTTTAAAGGTATTCAAGGAAGCACTCAGGAAAAATTTTTTCAGATCGATAAGAAGATAAAGAAAATATTTCCAAAAGAACAGGCAATGTTAAAAATGAAAAAACAGTTATTTGATCAAGCCACTAAGTTTGAGTGCGAAAAATAATGCATCTACGTATCATTGCTTTAAGTCTTTTATCTCTCCCTTTAAGGGCGACGCAGCATCATACCATTAACTACTATTTATCCCTTCGGCTTAATCCTTACATTTCCTCTTTTTTAGATGTAATAGCTTATGCTGAAGGGACCTATGGCGACCATGGTACTGGTGATAAATATCATGGTTATAAACAATGCTTTGCAGGGCATCATTTTACGAGCTTTAAAGATCATCCGCAGGTTACAGTATCTGCGTTTATGGGAAAGAAAAAACTCTATTCAAGTGCAGCTGGACGATATCAGTTATTAGATACGACGTGGGACTATATTCAAAAGAAACTTGATTTAAAAGCGTTTTGTCCGCTTGCACAGGATATTGCGGCACTCTATCTTTTGGATAAAAAAAGAGCGATACCAGATATTCTGCTCTATAAACTGACTGATGCCTGTAAGAAAACAAATACGATATGGGCTTCTTTACCTGGTTCACCGTATGGACAGCCTACAAAAAGTATTGAAAGCATTCGTCGATTCTTCCGTAAGAGAGTAAGCTTCTATAGCGAAAATCCAAATAGTCTTGCTCTGGATTATATGCACTCATAAACTAATGGTATAAAGTACGTATTCTATTTTGTTGTAAAGAAGGACGAGAGTATGCCATTATTCCCATTATCAAGTGAGCATTACGATGAGCCAAATCGGCACATCTTGCAACGGATGGAATCGTTTTATACGGATTCTATAACCACAAACCAATCTTATTGGTCAGAAGCTGACTCTGATTGTCGTTTTGAGGCGGGTGATCAACAGGTCTGGAATGATTTCTATGGTAATTTACCTGCTTCACGCCGCCGACAATTTAATTTCAATCGTATACGGCGTATTGTACAGATGATTTCAGGACATCAACGACGTAATCGTACCTCAATCACGGTAGTTCCTGTTGAGAATGCTGATGAGATGACTGCGGATCAATTTACGAAGATCTTAATGTGGATAAATCAGCAAGAAGGTGTGCTTAATACGGTTTCAGATGCATTCCATGGCTCTTTGGTAAGTGGTATGAATCTGCTGCAGGTCTGGGTTGATTACCGTAATGATCCTATATCGGGCAATATTAAAGTTGATAACTGCGCATACAATAGTTTTCTTATTGATCCTTTCTTTCGGAAAGCAGATCTATCTGACTGTAACGGTCTCTGGAAGCGTTCGTTTTTAAATAAGCGTGAAGTACGTTCACTCTTACCCGACCACGCAGAAGACATCGATGCAATGACTATGAGTGATTCAAAAGATTCAAAGTTTCAATTCTTGCCTGAAAACTATAACTATTCAACGCGTAATTTACTTTCATACGACGAGTTCTATTATCGTGATTATCGTAAACAAAAAATGCTTGCCGATACACAGACTGGTGAATTACTTGAGTGGAAAGCAACCGATGAAGATGCATTAAAAGCGTTCTTACAAGCATATCCATCGGTCAATGTTATCTATCAAGATGTACCGACCGTGAATCTTGCTATTGTTGTACAGGGCCGTGTCATGTATGACGGTCCTAACCCTTTAGGCATTGATACGTATCCGTTTGTACCGGTATTCTCTTATTTTAATCCACAAGTACCGTATTTTCCCATACGTATTCAAGGGGTTGTCCGTGGCTTGCGCGATTCTCAGTATCTTTATAATCGGCGGAAGATTATTGAGCTGGATATCTTAGAGTCACAACTTAACTCTGGATATATCTATAAAGAAAATGCACTCGTAAATCCAAAAGACGTTTTCCAGACTGGTCAGGGTAAAGGTATCGCTCTTAAGGAAACAGCACAGATGGGTGACGTGATGCCAATACAATCACCAGCGATCTCACCAACAACATTGCAGGTCTCTGAATCAATGGGACGTGAAATGATGGAGATATCAGGTGTTAATGAAGAACTTCTTGGTTCAGCAACTGATGATAAGGCAGGAATACTTGCCATGTTACGTCAGGGATCAGGGCTTACAACCTTACAGTCTCTTTTTGATCAGCTCGATCATTCACAAAAATTACTGGGGCGCATTATGCTCCAAGTTGTTCAGAATAATTTCACGCCTGGTAAGGTGAAACGTATTCTCAATGAAGAGCCCGCGCCTCAGTTCTATAACAAGAACTTTGGTTTTTATGATGCAGCAATAGAAGATGGTATAAACACTACAACACAACGGCAACTTCAGTTTGCGCAATTGCTTCATATGCGTGAGATTGGAGTACCAATACCCGACGCAGCTCTGATCGAAGCAGCAACACTCCAAGACAAATCAAAACTCATTAAAGACATTGAAGATCAACAAAAATCTCAAGCAGAACAACAACGCAAGATGGATGATGCGCAGTTGCAATTCCAGTTGGCTAATACAAAGCTTTCGGAAGCACGCGCTACCGCAGATACAGGCCTCGGTATTGAACGTATGAGTCGTATTGAAGACAATAAGGCTATGGCAGAAGAACGTCGCGCTAAAGCCGAAGCTGATTTGAATTCTGGCACACTTGATATGATTAAGTCTTTGAAAGAGCTTGATTCGATGGATGTACAAAATCTTGAGAAGTTAGTGAATCTCGCGCTTTCCTTGAAGAACGACCAAAAACTTGAAGCTGAAGGTTTGAAAAGCAACCAAAAGCTTGATCAACAAAAAGGAATAGGACAAACTATCCAATAGGACGCCTCTTTCTGAGTGAGTCTGCTTTTATGGATAGGGAGATGACTGGTTCATTTTATTTCCCTATCCATTTTTTCTTGCATCTAACTTGTTATCAGTTAAGACTAGGAATGCTTCATACACTCTTTCCTTAGTGCTCTAGTATTATTTATTTTAGGAATAGATAGTTTTACGATTATTAAGTGAGAGCACTAAGGAATGATGTCTGGGTATCGTAGTTAGGGATACAATTGTGTATCTTGCGGCTTATTACGATAGGGTCTGCATTTTCTACACCTGAAAAGGTTGAGGAGCTATTATGGCAAAGTATGCAAAGGCACGTTATTCATCAATGGATGATCGTCGTCGTATGGAAGATCGTGATGGATCAATGTTGAGTGAAAATCAATCAGCAATGGCTAATCTTCCTACTGAACATTTCTGTACACCATTTGCAGAAGTTGAAGCTGCGAACTTTGACGTACAAGATTCTGCGAACAGTATGATGCGTCGTCGTAGTGAAGACATGAAGAAACAAAAAGACGGCAAATCAGTACGTCGGTACTAAGATGCCTGCAGTACCAAGACCAAAGGGCAAGGCAAAAGATATTGCCGCGTCTATTTTAGGTAAAAAGAATAAACGTTCTCAAAAGGCTCCATTATCCCCTGATTCACAAGTTGCTACTGAAAAGAATATACGGCAGCGTGTTGAAGTCGATGATGCTTATAGGAATCGTTATTAACTTGTTACTACTATTCTTATGACTTTATTGTTCTGTCTTCTCCTTTCGGTTCAATAAAGTCATAAGACCTTTACAGGAGTAATCATGGCTAGAAAAAAGTTACCAAAAACACCTAAAGCACGCGCAAAAGTTAAAAAAGTAATGGAAGAGTATAAAGAAGGCGGTTTAAAGATTGGCACAAGTGATAAGCCAGTTAAATCACGTCGCCAGGCCGTTGCAATAGCAATCTCAGAGGCAAGAAAAGCATCTAAGAAGAAAAAAAATGGCTAGAAAAAAATCACCAAAGACCCGTAAGCAAGAAATTAAAGTAATCTTGAAGCGTAAAAGATCGTCTAAAAAATGAAGAAGTTACTAACGATTATCTTTTGTTGTAGTTCAATATTCGCTGTTGAAAAGCAGATAATTAAACCACAAAATCTTCGCGAAACAATTGCTTATGAAGTTATGAATGGTCCATTACAATATATTTCTACCAAACAACGTAATGCGCTTGTTGGATTTCATGTAGATACTATTGTTGTTCTTAAAACAAAGCAGAAATGTGTATGGTTTGCGCCGGTATATACCTGGAATAAAACGGGATTCGGAAAAACACCCGATCCATTATTATTTCTTGAAGCAATTGATACGATTGTGAATCACATTTTATTGATTGTTGGGAAAGATCAATACAGTAAAATTGAGTGGCAACGACGTGGGAAAAAGATGGTTATTACGCCGATTATTATATCTATATTTGATAATGACCAATGGATACTTAAAAAAGAGGAAAACTGATGGCTAAAAAGACTATTAAAAAACCAAAAGTAAAATTGACTTCAAAGAATGTCATGGAAGAATATAAAGAGGGTGAATTACAGCGTGGTAATAAACCAGTTAAGTCTCGTAAAGAAGCTCTAAAGATTAAAAAACAATTGGCGAAGAAAAAAAATATACCACAAGATTAAACACATTTGTACCACTCTTCAGGTACTCCTCTTGTAGCTATCAAATACCGACTTTGATAGCTACTCTACTTTATACATTCCCCATGCTATTCTTTGAATATATCTTGTCTACATATACGACTCGGGGAGAAAAGTATGAAATGGGTGATCTCTATAGTGACGATGCTTATAGGACTGCTTTATTTTGCTTCACTATTATCATTACCAACCGATAGAAATTCAAATCATACGAAGACCAATATCGTAGTTACTTCTCTTTATGGTACGTCGCATGCAACAAAATATATTGTACATACAACACTTATCTTTGTTGCGACTGTTTTTATTGCAGCAGGATATATTTTAGCGATCACTATTCATTCGTGTAATCAGCTCGACCCTTTGTTCAAAAACCATTTAAGAAGTGTTGATTCTCCCACAAAAGAGGCATATGGTATACATGCATTAGGTGTAGGAGAAGTGCATGAAAGAGAAGAAGAAGTTAGTCAGTAATCCATCACGTGAAACGGTAGGGAAAATCGCCTCTGATCTTCTAAAAAAAGCAGATGACCATCAACTCAATCCTCAAGAGATACAAGCAGAAGTTCATAAGGGATATATCGATAATCTTTTAGAATGTTACAACACCCATAAAACTATATTCCCCGGTGATTTCTATATTGTGATCATCACAAAAAAAGAACGGCTCATGGAAAATGTCCTACGTAACTATTTCTTTGCTCGCTCTTCTTGCCCAACAACTGACTATGATCAAGCAGTCTATCGTTATAATAAAAAAGACAATGAGATTGAGTTTCTTTGGGTGATTCCTTCAAAAGATACGTGTGAATATCTTAAAGCAAATGCACTTGATGTAGCTCCTGAAGAACGAGAATTACTTCGTTATGTGCTTGAATTTTATGATGGGACGCTTATAGAGTTAGTAAAGAAGTTAAATGGTGAACAAAAAGATTCACTTCTCTTAGCAAAATAAAGGAGCCCTATGGCAGAAGAAAAATATGATGTTCATCCTGATATAGCAAAAGAGCTTGAAGCACGCCAAATTCCCACTGAAGAGATACAAGAGCAACCGCAAGAAGAACAAGAAGAAGCTCAACAAGAACAACAGCCAGCTGAAGAACCTAAAAAGCCTACCAAAGAAGAATATAATTATGTTGCTTTAAGGGAAGAAGTTGGAAGAGCACAGCGTGAACGGGATGAAGCATTACGTAAGTTACAAGAACTGACGCCGCGCAAACAACCAGAACCAGAAGAAGTGGAAGAAGATCTTACCAATCCAAATGATCTTGTTGAAGGTAAAACAGTAAACAAGCTCAATAAAGAACTTCGCACCATGAAGAAGCAGCTTTCTCAATATCAACGACAATCGAATGAGCTTGCAGCAGAATCAAAAGTTCGTGCTCAGTATCCAGACTTTGATACTGTTTGTTCTCAAGAGAATTTGGAAGAGTTTCGTAGGCAATATCCAGAACTTGCTGAATCAATTATCTCGACAGGTGATATTTATAAGGCTGCAGTTTCTGCATACACGGCGGTAAAAAATATGGGAATAGCAAAATCAACTCCTGCTCAATCACAAGAAGAAACAATACGTATGGCCAAAAATACTACAAGGCCGCGTACTTCTGCATCAATTTCGCCAACACAGGGAGAATCACCTTTATCTCAAGCGAATCTCTATGCGAATGGTCTTACGGAAGAATTAAAGGCAAAACTTCGTAAAGAAATGAACGACGCAGCAAAAAATTATTAATCTAAAACTCTTCTCCTATTGTCGGTGGGTGCTCTTTATGGGTGCCCACTCTTGTTTTTACTGGATATACGCATCTATACTACTAATGGTGCTAAATCGAGAAGTCACTAACCTCGCCTAAGACGTATCTGAGTTTCGTCTTACTCATTGGGTGCTAAATCGAGACATCACTCACCTCGTATGACGTACGTTAAGCTTTCGTCGGCTTCTTCATATTCGTTATATCCTGTCAAAAGGAATACAATGGCAATTACCACAACATCTTCTCTGCCTGCGCCAGTTCAACAATCGTTCAGCTATAAGCTGCTCGCTGTCGCAACGCCTTCACTTATTCATACTATCGCCGCAACACGCAAAATTATGCCAAGAAATGGCGGTAAAACCATGCGTTTCCGTCGGTATAATCCATTATCAACAGCTAAAGTACCACTAGGAAATTCTGGTGTTACACCTGCAGCTCAAAACCTCACGGCACTCGACATAGATGCTACGATAAGTTTCTATGGAACGTATGTCGCAATCAATGAGCAAGTGACATTACAAAACCAAGATCCAGTATTGAACGAAGCTGCAAAACGTCTTGGCGTCTCGCTTCGTCAAACCGAAGATGAACTTACCCGCGACATGCTTGCAGCAACTGCTGCCTTCGTAAACTGTATCCAGGGTTCGAATGGTGATAATCCTACGGAAATTACCTTCGAAGACGTAACAAATGCAGTTTCAACGTTGGTTACCGCTAATGCACAGACAATTACGTCTGGTGTAGAAGGTAGTTTACAGTTTGGTACAAGTCCTGTTCGTGATGCTTTCTTTGCATTGGCATCGACAGAAATTATTCCTGATTTGGAACAATGCTCTGGCTTTGTATCGAAGAACAACTATCCATCCTCGAAGAACGAATCGCTTCCTTCTGAATGGGGATCTATTAGCAACCTTCGTTTTATGGTTTCTTCGATTGGTTCAATCGCACGTGCTTCATCAATGAACGGTGCCGATGTCCGTCGTGTTATCTGTGTTGGTATGGATGCTTATGCTGTTGTTGAGCAAGATGGATATAGCGCAAGCTTTATCTATACACCTCCGTATCTTACTGGTCCATTGGCATTAAATTGCTATGCTGGCTGGAAAGCGGCGATGTGCCCACGCATTCTTAATGATGCCTGGATCTTGTCTCTGAACTGTACACCTGCTTAATTTAAGGAGAAGATCATGTCATTTGGATCAATTATTTCACAAGGTACGTTTACCTCTGATGGGAATGGACGCACACTATCTATTCGTTCTGATATTGATTGGATACGGGTAGTTAATATTACCGGTGCTGCAACTCCAGGTGATGCCGTTATTTATGAATGGTATCGTGGAATGGGTAATGGTACTGCAATAAAGCAACTTACTGATGGAGCAATTGAAGTATTAACAGCAAATGGGTTTACGCTTGTTGATACAAGTGCAAATACAATTGGTGCCAATAATACGACAATTACAGCAATATCTGCTGCTGCAACTCCCGCTGTTTCTCTTACTGATACTACCGATCTTCACGATGGTGATGTGGTGAGAATTGGAACAGTTGCTGGTGCACATCAATTAGGTGGTATTGATTTTACTATCGATAACGTTGTTGCAAATACAAGCTTTGATCTTATTTATATGGTTCAGATTGTTGCTGGAACAACTGGTAACTTGCACAAGATTAAATACGACCCAATCTACTATCCACGCTTACGTACCATATCTGATATTACTAATGCTGCACACGCTGAAGTAACAACAACAGTTACTCATAATCTTACGGTTGGCCAAAAGGTTAGATTTAATCTGTCAACCGTTAACGACATGATGGAAATTGATGGTCAAATTGGAACCGTTCTTTCTGTAGATACATCAGACAATACCTTTGTCGTTGATATTGATACAACTGGATATACCCCATTTGTCTTTGGATTGACCGCTGATGCAGATGCTGGTTATACCCATGGCCATATCATACCTGTTGGTGAAACAGCTGGTGGTAATCTTGATGATGCGACACGTAATGAAGGCGTAATTGGCGTCTATCTTGCTCCAGGCGCTGGAACAACGGGCGCTACCGAAGGTGGTCCAGCCGGTGAAAACAATGATGTTATTTATTGGCTTGCTGGTAAAACAGAATAAGCTAAGATCCGATAACTAGATATTGGTATTTCCCAGGGGACTTATACTCCCCTGGGAAGATTTCTAAAGGAGTCTTTCAATGGCGCGTATGATACAAAAGAAAGTCTTAAACGATAAAGACGCTTCAGCATTAAATGCAAAACGTTTAAAAATGCGTGAGAAAGATCTTAAGCCGGTCAAAGGAATGTTTAAATTCTATGAAGTTCCAGGAGGAACAATAGAATTTCCTTTCTTAAAGTATGCCGAAGATAGAACTCCAAAGATGTACAAATTTGAAGACGGTAAAATCTATACAATTCCTCTTATGGTCGCAAAGCATCTCAATACAAGCGGCACATACGATCAGTATGATTATGCTCCTACAGAAGATAACAAGGGCAATGTAAAAGTCGTTGGTAAAGTGAGACGTTATGGATTCCAGAGTCTTGAGTTTACTGATGAGAATGAGATTGGATCAGCCGAAGAGAGTAAAGTAGTTATAGCTGAGTCTATATAAGAGTAGACTTATTGAAGAACTATTCGATGTGAAAACGGGAGATTATTATGGCTGATTCAACACTTGCAGCAATACGTACTAAGATAAGACGATTGGTGCGTGCACCATCCGCAACTCAGATTACTGACGCTCAAATTGATGAGTATATCAATACCTTTATGCTATATGATCTCCCTGCACATCTTCAGCTTGAAGATCTTCGAGATCAATTAACATTCTTTACTGAGATTGGTAAAGATGTGTATAATACTGAATCTTTATTTACTTCAGTATTTAATTCAGAACAATGGAGTGACGCCTGTATAGCTACTGAAAAGCCTATGTATATTGCTGGATATCCAGTCTTTATTACTCAGGCTCCCGAGCAATTTTGGAATCTCTTTCCTTTTACAAGTACTACAGAAAATACCGGTATTATAACCGACGGTATTAATGCGACCTATGTTGGCATGCTACAACGAGTACCGTTCTTAGAGGGTTATTCTGACAATGGCTATTACAACTCGGTAGGAGCACCTCTGTTTATCGCTGGCGATCTTTCGTGTACTGAACTCAATCCTGGCGTTCTTGTTGGTACTGGTTTATCAGGTGTACTCGATCCAATTACTGGTGTATTTACTATTACCTTTGCTTCTGTTCCTGTTATTGGTATACCAATAACAGTACGCTATGTTCCCGTGACTTATTCACGACCACAGGCAGTTCTTTTCTGGAGAAATACCTTTATTTTGAGACCTGTACCTGATTCGATTTATAGCGTTACCGTAGAAGTACGGAAACAACCACTCCAACTTCTTGCTACAACCACGAGCCCACAAATTAAACAATGGTGGCAATATATTGCTTATGGTGCATCGAAAAAGATTTTTGAAGATCGTATGGATCCAGATTCCATTGAGATGATTATGCCTGAATTTAAACAACAAGAAGCTCTTGTTTTAAGGCGTTCTCTGCTCTATCAAGCAAACGAACGTTCAGCAACTATCTATACCGAACAGACGGGTATTGGTGCTGGAGGATTTAGTTCGTTTGGAGGTCCATTCTAATGACCTATAATCCAAACATCCCTCAAGGAAATCAAAGTGGCGCCGATACACAAGCTCCTATGCTGAATAACTTTGCTTCATTGAAAACAGCAACTGATATAAACCATGTGACATTTGATCTTGCAGACCAAGGTAAACATCCCTTTGTGTCATTACATATACAACAAGATGCGCCAACAACGCTCGTTGGTGAAATGGCCTTGAGTGCACTTGTATCAAATTTAAGCGGTGTTCAGAATACTGAACTGGCACTGCGCCATCAATCAAATGCAACGAATAATATATTTACTGCAGGAGGCACAGGCTTTTTTGGTTGGACACGGCTTCCTTCTGGATTGTTAATTAAATGGATGAATGAAGTTGTATTTGCAGGATCTGATACCGGAGATACTATTGATTTTGTTGCAGCAACTGGACCTAGATTTGTTGAGATTTACGCTGCTTTTGTGTCACCATCGGGAACGAATACGGGCAACTTCACTTCATATATATTGAACTATAACATCAACGCAATTACCGTCTGGTCTACCTTACGGTATGGCGCTGATACTGGTTCTAATAATGCAGGTAATATTTTAGCGATTGGAATATAAGATGCCTTATTTTAATAATATTCCTCAGGCTACTGATAGACTTTCAAAGTCTCAATATCAGCTTCTTGCAAACTTCGCTTCAATACAGCATTATTTTACGGTAAACCATATTGATTTTGATGCTTCTAACAAAGGTAAACATTCTGTATTAACGATGCCATTGCAAGCAGCTGATCCGGTGATATTAGCAACAGAAGGTGCGCTGTATACAAAGACTTGTGTCGCCTCAGCACAACCTGAATTATTCTTTAAGCGGGGACTTTCTGCTCCTATTCAGATGACTGGTATGGGTAATGTGACTGCACCTGTGGGAACGAATAAAGGCTGGAGTTATCTACCAAGCGGATTATTAATTAAATGGGTTGGAAATCTTCGTGTTGTTGGGCCTACTACAACTGAAGCTGTTTCTTTTGTGGGGATAGGCCCTGCATTTACAGGCATGTTTGCTTCTTTGGTAACTATACAATCACCAAATGCTGTGAATAAAACATTGTATATAAAAGATTATAATGTTGGTACTGAGACAGTAACGCTCCATACAACATTACGTTATGGTGGGAATACAGGCATATCTGACTATTACATCAATCTTTTAGTGATAGGGGTATAGTCATGGTCTATAAACCAGATATTCCAAAAGCAACTGATCGATTAGATACTGCTTCACAAGTAGATTTACTTAACAACTTTGCTGCTATCAAAACACTCTTTGATGTGAATCATGTAACATTTGATGACGCTAACCAAGGTAAACATAAGTTTGTTACCTTCCCTGTGCGTATTACCGATCCAACTACCGAAGATTCTGATTGTTCTTTGTGGGTAAAAGATGTCGTTGTGCATGATACTCCTATACATACCATTACACGGCCAGAACTCTTTATACAGAAAGACAGTGATGGTACACCACTTGCTATAACTGGTGGCCAAAATATTCTTGATGGGACCCAAAACAGTGGATGGACTCAATTATCGAGCGGCATGGTTCTGAAATGGGTTGGCAATGCTTATTTTACTGGTCCGGGAGCTACGGGTAAGATTGTATTAACTAGTGGTGTTTTAGGTCCTGATTTTATTTCAGTGCGTGCTATGTATCTTACTATTCGTTTACCAGGTGTTGCTGAAAATAAATGGGTGCAAGTAAAGAACTTTGATGAGACAACACAAACACTCAATTTCTTTTGTGGGCCACGTTATGGTAACCCAGCGACTATATCAGACTTTTATGTCGATTGCATTTTGATAGGGACAGTATAATGGCCATTAATAGATATCTTATTGCTCCAATCGATGCCGGTATTAGGACCGACTTAAAAAGTTGGCTTATTCCAGACCAAGCTTTTGAACGACTGACCAATGCATATATCTTCCGTGGACGAGTAAAGAAACGGTTTGGTTCAAAACAAATGAGCACAACATATAATAATTATCCCTATGTGTCTTGTTGTTTAGGCCAAAAAGTAGGAGTACTTGATGGCGCAGGGACAATAGGAGTAATAGGACCTCAAGTAGCTCCAGGGACTCATTGGACCACAGGCCAGTATTTTGTTGTTGGACCAAATGCTTCAAATGAATTTACTAAGTTTACGGTAACAACACTTGGTGCTGCGGCAATGGAATCTGATCTTGGATCTGGTAACTTCAATACTGCAACAGGAATGTTTGATATTACCTATCTTGCTATGGCTGGGAAAGATGTTTTCTATTATCCTGCTGAACCAGTTATGGGACTTCTTACCTATGAAACCAGTGACATTAATGATGAAACAACCTATGCATTCGATAGACAATTTGCGTATCGTTATTCTTTAGGCCGTTGGATTAGAGTAGGAACGGCTACGTGGACTGGAAGCGATGCAGAGATCTTTTGGGGAACAACCTACCGTGGTACTGATGCATCAACGGGCTTACTCTTTGTAACAAACAATAGCTCTGGTGATCCGATGCGGTATGCAACGGGAACAACCTGGACAGACTTCCAGCCACGATATGGTTCTACCATTGTAGATAAAATTCTTACCTGTCGCCTTATTGTTTCATTCAAAGGACGATTACTTTTATTTAATACACTTGAAAGCTACGATGTAAGTCTACCACCACATATAAACCCTGTAGCTGCAATATCACGTCACATTAATCGTCTTCGTTATTCTCTTAATGGAACGGCGCTTAACTATACCGATCCAAATACTGCTGAGTATGTGTACTCATTCGATTCGGTGATTCCTGGACGTGGTGGTTATATAGATTGTCCAACTCGTGAAGCAATTATTACCTGTGAATTTCTTAAAGACCGTCTTATTGTCTTTTGTGAACAATCTACCTGGGAAGTTGTCTATACCGGCAACGAAATCTTGCCCTTTGTTTGGCAGCAGATTGATACCTCTTTAGGAGCAGAATCTACATTCTCTGTTGTACCATTTGATAAAATTACTATTGGTATTGGTAACGTTGGTATTCATGCTTGTAATGGTGCAAACGTAGAACGTATCGATCAAAACATACCGATGGAAGTATTTAATATTCATAATGAAAGTGATGGGCCACAGCGTGTTGTTGGTATACGTGACTTTGATAATGAATTGATCTATTGGTCGTATCCATATCTTAATTCAGATGCTGTCTATCCCAATAAAATCTTAGTCTATAACTATAAAGCGGGCACTTGGGCAATCAATGAAGATTCATTTACTTGCTTTGGGTATTTCCAGAGTGCTGAAACTCCTACATGGGAGAATTCACACTTTACGTGGGAAGAATTTACTCAAATCTGGAATTATGAAGCCGATGCTCCAAAACATCGTGACATAGCAGCAGGTAATCAACAGGGATGGGTTGTTCGTCTTGATTCAAACTCTACTGGAATGATGAATTCAGAATCACTTCATATTACCAATTGGGTTGGTAATACTATGACTATCTATAATCATAATCTACCTGATGGTGAATTCATTCGTCTTTCACGAACTAATGAGATTGTGTCAGTGAAAGTACTGACTAAAGATACCATTACAACATCACTTGAAGCTCCAATCCCTTATCGATCAAACGATATTGTATCACGAGTGAGTCGCGTTGATATTCTAACGAAAGAATATAACTTCTTTTCAGATAAAGGGCGTAACTCTGCCGTCAATCGTATTGATTTCTATATGTCAAAGACTACTAACGGAGAATTCGCTGTCGATTATAATGTCTCATCATCAAGTCTTTTCTTAGTCGACGAGGCTCAAGCTTCTAATGCTCTTTTGGGATCAAATTCTATAGAAACAAGCGCAAACTCGCTCGTTCCGCTTGAGACTTACCAAGATCGTGTCTGGCGCTCCATGTATCTTACTTCTGATGGAATGACCGTACAGGTGCGAATCTATTTTAGTGACGAACAGATGGAAGCTCTTGAAACACATCAGAATACATTTGAATTACATGCAATGCTCTTCTTTGCTTCTCCAACGTCAATGAATATGAATTAGTTCTTTAAGTATTCGAGAATTACATACGTAGTGGTATATAATGTCCAGTCACTGGATGTCTTTACCACTACATCACTGTTAGTGACATATAATTCCACATTATCACCCGTAGATGACGCATATGGCAATGGAATATATTCGTTGTTTACTAAGTCAGATGCCGCTCCATATATGCGTGTAAACGTAAATTTAAGGTTGTTTGTTGCATCATGTATTAAGAGTTGGTGTGGAACTGATTTTGTGGCGTTATTTGGTAGTGCTCCAAAGTTAATTACCTTACGAAACACTTGTCTGTAGGACAATGGTTGGCCTGGTATTGGATTAGTACGTGGCGCTGGAAAGAAGAGTTGCCCGTTTACGAATTCAACGGGTGTATAGTAGCCCGAGTCTTTTATGTTTAATACAAGCGACATATTGTTGACTGCTTGTTGGAGACGTACGATGAGCTCTTTAAACTCAGGACTGTTGACGTCTGTTGAATAGATAGCAGATACGTCAAAGACTGTTGTTGTTGGTACAAAGGCGCCTGGATTGTTTTGTTTTGGATATGAACACATAATTATCTCTGTATAGTAACGAGTTTCACATAGTTTGGAGATTAGTATGTCAGCATTTGGTGAATTTTTCATGGGGAGTCCCGCAAGGACTGAACAAGTACAACGGTTTACACCGGAACAATTGCAAGCATTCCAACAAATGCAGCAATTAGGTATGCAGGGATTACAGAGTGGTGGTACGGCAGGATTTGAGCCGATAGCAGCTCAAGAACGGCAAGACTTTCAACGCAAAACAATACCTTCAATAGCAGAACGATTTGCTTCTATGGGCGGTGGGCAACAGTCATCGGCCTTCCAGCAAACAATGGCACAAGCAGGAGCTGATCTTAATACACGTCTTGCAGCATTAAAAGCAAATTATGGACTGCAAGGTATGAAGAATTATCAAAACATGGCGAATATGGGCCTCACATCTCCATGGGAAAATATCTATATGCCAGCAACGCCGTCGCTTTTAGGTCAAGTTGCGCAAGGTGCTGCTCAAGGTTATATGAGAGGCAGTGGTGGCGATTGGCTCACAAGTTTATTTAAGAAAAAAGAAGATGATGGGAAAGGTAATACTGGTGGAGGTGGTCAACAACAACAGCAACAACAACAAACTGCTAATACATCTTCTCAAGGTTCTACTATGGCTCCAATGCTTGCAAATACTGCAAGTGGTGCAGCGCAGGGGTTTGCAACTGGTGGCATGCCGGGCGCTTTAATTGGCGGTGGGTTATCAGCACTCTCTAGTTGGTTATCAAGTGGTCAACAACAAGAACCTCAATATCAACGTCCCTATACACCAGGTCAATTTAATCCTCAGAATATTACAAGCGCGATGCTTAATTACCACGGTGGACAATATGCTGGAGTTCCGACGACGCCACAATTTAGTTTCTTACATTAAGGAAATACTATGGTACAAATTATCCCTCAATATAACGAAGGTACTGCTTTAGGTACTGCTATTGGAACTGGACTTGGACAAAATCTACAAAGATGGGGCGAAGATAGACGAAAAGTTGCTGAACAAGCTCCTGTTTTTGAATCTTTAGGATATCCACGGGCAATAGCAGAAAAAATGGCTCTTTTAGACCCAAAGATGCAGACAGAATTGTTACGTAATCAACAAGGTGCTCAATTCTCTCAATCGATTGCTCAAATGCTTGGTATGCCGTATCAAGGAACACAAGGGCTCCCACAACAACAGCAACAAAGTGTTCAAGGACAATATGCCCCTCAAGAAGAAATGATGCAACAACAAGGAACAATGCCACAGCAAGGTATGCAACAAGGTCAACCTGGTCAACAACAGATGCAACAAGGTGGTCAAATGGCATTTCCATCGAATATGCGTCCAGAACAGGCAATGAAATATGCTGAAATGGTTCAGAACCAACGGAGATATAATCAAGAACTTGGACTTAAGCTCAATAAAATTAAGACACAAGAAGAAGCAGATCATTGGAAAACAATGATGCCAAAGATTGATGCATCTCTAAATAAATATAAAGCGTCTTTAAGAAATGACGCCCGTTATAATACAATTACAACCTTAAGCGAAAAAGGATATGGCGGTTTAAATTCAAAGCTTTCTCGTGTATTAACACAGCGCGATATACCTCTTACTAAAATTCCATGGTGGCCAGTCGTTTCTGAATTATCTCCAATGGAAGAGCAGCTTCTCAATAAAACTTATGAAGACTTTATGAAAGATGCAGCTGGAACACTTGGTACTAATAGAGTGCTTAAAACACAATTTGAATCTTTAAAGAAGGCATATCCAAATTTTTATAACAGCATTGAGGGGAAATTATTACTTGTTTCAGCCCTTAAAAAATACGGTGATATAGATAAAATTGAGCATTTAGAGCAAGAGAAAATTATTGAAGAACATAATGGTATTCCTCCTTATAATCTTGATCAATTAGTAGAAAAAAGAACACGCCCTAAAACAGAAAAAATTTATAAACAAATTAGTGACGTGAATTATCCTGAACTTGCAGCATCAATTGAAAAATCAAAAGCAGCTAATTCTGGATGGTATAATAAATTTAAAACCGGTGCATTAACTTTAGCGACAGCTTTATCGTCTAATAAAAATGAAAAAAATAAAGGACCTGGATTTATGGATGTTGCGGCAGATATTGGTGGAAAAATATTTGGTGCAGGAAGTCAACTTCCTATCCATCCAGTAGAATAACGATGTTATTTAGTAGGAATCAAAACTAAAATTGGTTCCTACTTTAATGCGTAAAATAGAGTGGTTATTAAAGTACTCATTACAATTGCACTAATAACGCTAATAAGTGTAAATATTAATCCAAAGACAAAAAGTAAAAGTATTTTTAAAGAGATCCACGCAAAGGCTATTTTAAAAAACATCCAAAATAAATAAGGAATCCACTCCGCTAAGCTTCTATCAAAATCTTGGCTATTCATAACATTCCTCTTCATATAATAATCCAGCTCCAAGAAAATCACTCTCTACCATATGTACAAGCGCATAATTTGCCTTCTTCTGTCCGCAATAATAGCCATTAAAAAATACGATACTTAAGAGCGCACATTCAATAAAAAGAAGCATGGCTATCTCTTTTTTGTTGAGATTAATGTCCATTATCTATGCCTTTAGGGTTATAGTGCTCACATTCTTCTGACTTTTCTAATACAGACTCAATGACATAGAGAGACATGGTCTTATTTTCATATGCTGCCTGTTTTTTAATGAACTCATAGATCTCTTGTGGCATACAGAGTAGAAACTTTTTCTTCATAAACATCCTCGGTAATACATTTATATACATAATTTAACATGATATATCTAAAAAGCAAGAATTTTAGATATCTATTTCATTTAACTCTTTGTGGTGTTGTAATACATATGACTCGTATTTTCTCATAACAAAAGGAATAGAATGACAAGGTTAGGCAAAGCAGCACGGTTTGTATATTTAACAAACGGAAGAATCTCCCGTTTATCTCCAGATCCAATTATTGCAAAGCGCAATCCAACCGCTGCGGATTTTGATGAAATTGGAACAGTATGGATCAACACACTTACAGAATCAGCATGGACATTGACTTCTACAGTTGGTGGTGCTCAATGGAAGACATCTCCTGCTTCTGGTGTTGGTACATTTACCACAGTTGATATTGATCCAGGAGATTTGACTATTGTTTCTGGTGATGCATTTATTACGGCTGGTGATCTAGAAGTTACTGCTGGTAATGTGACTATTGGTGGCGATCTTACTGTTGCTGGAGATACTTCTATCTCTGGTGATTTTGATTTGACTGCAGCAACTGCAATTGATTTAACGACAACATTCGATGGAGCTCAAGCGCTCTATTTCCACGCAAATGGTGGTACTTCAGAAACTATCGAAGTACATTCTGACCAAGGAACCGGTGTTGCATCCGTTAAGTTGTTGTCTGATGTTGGCGGTATTACCCTCCGTTCTACTGGGCTTGCGAGTGCTGATGCTATCAACCTTGAAGCTCCTGCCGGCGGTATTGATATGGATGGTGCTCTGCAGGTTAACATTGCCTCTTCTCAGGATGCTGCTGGAGCAATAACGCTCTCTGCTTCTGCTGGTGGTATTACGCTTGCGGCTACTGGTGAAGCTACACAAGATATTCTAGTAACAAATACTGGTGGATCTATTGGTATTAGTGCAACAGAAAACGTCTCTGACGCCATTGTTATTAATGCAACGGGTGCTGCTGCTGGTCTTCAACTGCGTGCCGGTACTGCTGGTATCTTGGTTGGTACCGATGCAGATACCGTTGTTTTAAGTGTTGGTGATATTGCGCCAACAGCAAGTCGTACAACAACCATTGGTGGTGGAACAGTTATTACTGCGGCAGTTACTGATCTTGTTGATATCGCTCCAGATGGTGCAACAACCAATGCAAACTCAATTAAACAAGTCGATATTGCTACTGGCGGTGTCACACTTGGACAAAACTTAGTCAATATCGCTACCGGTAACCGTACTTCAGGAACACACACAGTTGCTGTTTCAACGGGTACTGGTACAAAAACAGTTAATGTAGGGAACGCTGATGGACTTACTACTGTCAATATTGATGCTATTACGCTTATTAACGATAGCATAAACGTAAATACCTCTATCAATACCGGTACCTCTACAGGTGCAGTCGCTATTGGTAATGCAGCTGCCGGTGCTATGACGATTGATACTGCCGCTGGTATATCGATTGATGCAGCAACTGCTTCTAACGTAACGTGTAGTGGCGCAGATCTTACCATTGCATCTACCACAAAATCAGTCGTGATTAATGGTGGTGAAGCAGCGGTAGACGCCGTAACTATTACGGCTACTGATGTTGCTGGTGGGCTCGACTTGAATGCGGGAACAGGAGGAATCACCATTGATACCACTGCTGCATTCTCAATTGATGGTGCAACAGCTTCGAATGTTACCTGTAGTGGTGCAGATCTGACTATTGAATCAACCACAAAGTCAGTAGTCGTCACTGGCGGTGAAGCTGCTATTGATGCAGTACAAATAACCGCTTCAGATGTTGCTGGAGGCTTGGATCTCAATGCAGGAACAGGTGGAATAACAATAGATACAACAGGAACATTATCGTTAGATTCCGCTGGGGCAACAAATTTGACAGCTACAGGCGCGTTTGATGTCTCGGTCATATCAACACTTGGCTCAGTTGTTTTAAATGGCGGAGAGGCCGCTGTTGATGCAATTACCATAACCGCTACTGATGCAGCTGGAGGTGTTGATATCAATGCAGGTACAGGAGGTATCACTCTTGATACAACTGGTACTCTTTCGATTGATGCTACTGCTGCAATGAATATGACAGCTACAGGTGCATTTGATGTCACTGTCAGTTCAACAGCGGGTAAAGTAATCAACACCTCTGCAAAAGCTGCTGCTGATGCAATTGAAATTACTGCTTCTGACGCTGCTGGAGGATTGGATCTTAATGCAGGAACAGCAGGTATTACTTTAGATTCGACTGGATCTATCAGTATTGATGCTGCTGGTGCTTCAAACCTATCAACAACAACTGGCGATATGACGGTTCATTCAACCGCTGGTTCAATTATTGTTTCTTCTGGTGAAGCAGTCGCTGATGCCATTAAGATCAATGCAACCGACGCTGCTGGAGGAATACAGTTAGTAGCAGGCACAGGATCGATCGCTCTGAGTTCTTTGGGTTCTGTTTCGATGGTTCCTGATACAACCACTGAGGCATCGCCAACGGCTGCGACAACACTTGATAAACGTGTTGGTGTCTGTACCTTTACTGGATTTACAACAGCTGCTGCTGCTGCAGAAGTATTCACGATTACTAACAGCTTTGTATCTGCAACTTCAGCTATTTTTGTAACGGTCAGTAATATTGGTTCAAATGACGCACAAATGACGCTCACGCGAGTAAAACAGGCCGCTGGATCATTCCAAGTTACTGCAACAAATAATGGTGCTGCAGCCCTTAATGGTAATGTAGTCATTACGTATTGGGTCATTGCGTAACCATATATATTTGGGGGACTAAGTTAGTCCCCCATACAATAAAGGAACAGTATGAATGGTTTAAAATTACGTACAGAAGCGTGCCGAACGCTTGCTTTTGGGTCAATTGTTGCTGGATATACGTTAGTTGGTTCTAATGTGACTAATCCATCACAGATTATTTATTTACAGAATCTTACCGATGCACTGCTCTGGTTTTCTTTCGATGGAATTGTTGATCACTTTCCATTGCCAGCAGGTGGTTTTTTATTAACGGATATTTGCACTAATAAAGATAATACTCAAGGATATTTCTTGCAGGCAAATACGGGACTTTATGTGAAACGTCTTGGTATCCCAACGGCTGGATCTGTCTACTTCACTACATTCTATTCGAGGTAACGACATGTCACAGTCAGGGAGAATAGTTCCTTCTTTAGGGGGAACTCCAATAGAAACACTTACTGGTAATGTAGGTGGTGCAGTAAGCCCAACAGCAAATAATATTGCTCTTTTGGGATCTGGGCTCATAACCGTTACTGGTAATCCATTACTTCATTCGCTTACCATTAGTAGCTCAGCGGCAATTGCGTCTCAATTTAATACTGATTTAGGTACTGCAACTCCAGCGCTTAATATTTTAAATATTTATAGTGGACCAACAACAAATATAAATACAGTGGGTGGATCTAATACTGTATTTATAGATTTATCGAGCGATCTTGTCTCTATAGATAGCATAACAATGGATGCAATAGGCGATATACAAACAGGATTAATAGCAGGAGAAACACTTAGATTAAATGCCTATAATACTGGTACATTAACTTATACCAATTTTGCGACACTTACTTCTGGTGCTGTTCCAACCATGGATCTTGCAGATTCTGTTACAAAGGCTACCAAATACATTTACCGTGAAGACGGCGTAGACGTATTTTGCAAAGATGGAGGGCTAGGAACATCGTCGTTGCCATTAGACGGACAGATACCTATCGGTGTAACTGCAACAAATACCTATACGCCTGCAACGTTAACTGCTGGTGCTGGTGTTGCTATTGTTTCTGCTGCAGGATCGATTACGATCAGTGCTGGGGCTACTGTTCCAACAACGTTTAATACGGATGCTGGTGCTGCAAGTCCTGCGCTTAATATTCTGCAGGTTCTTGGTGGAACGAATATTGGAACAACGGGTGCTGGATCTACAGTCACTATTAATTTAGATACAGCTCTTACGGGAATAACGAATATTACCACAGCAACGGGTGCTGCATTACGAACAGGGATAACGGCTGGTGATACAACGCTTTTACAGGCCTATAATAATACTGGGGCTACGTATACAACGTTTGGTACATTAACCGCTAATCTTGTTCCAACGTTTGATCTTGCTTCATCGGTAACGATTGGTACGGCATATCCGTATCGAGTTGGTGGAACAGATGTCAGTATAGCTGATGGTGGTACATCGCTTAGTACGTTGCCTACCGACGGACAGCTTTTGGTGGGAAATACAGCTGGTAATAATTATGTGCTCGCGACATTGACTGCTGGCACAGGAATTGGTGTTGCAAATGCAGGCGGTTCTATTACGATATCTGGCGCTGCAACAGTACCATTATCATTCCCTACAGATGCAGGAACAGCAACTCCTGCTGTTAACGCTCTTACGGTAACCGGTGGCACTAATATTGGAACGACCGGAGCCGCAGCAGCAGTTACCATCAATCTTGATTCAGCTTTAACGGCTATTGATAGTATTACGGTAACGAATGGTGGTTCTCTTCGTACAGGCATTACTGCAGCTGATACATTGCTCTTGCGGGCATATGACGTTGACGGAACGGCATATAAAACATTTGCAACACTGACTGCTAACAATACACCAACTTGTGAC